CGAAAAAATAATAACCCCCGTTTATCTTCGATTGAAATCAAAAGCATATGAAGAAGTTATGGGAGAATATTATGATTGGTATGATAAAAACCCTGAAGAATCAAAATCATTAACGGTACAATTTACTAAACTTACCAAAGTACGACAAATCATCGCGGATGAAAAAATACTTCAGACAATTGAAATTGCTGAAAACATTATTGAACAAGATAAGAAGGTAATAATTTTCTGTAACTTCACTGATTCTCTAAATAAGATTTGTCAACACTTTGGAAAAACCGCAGTCAAAGTGGATGGTTCGATGTCAAAACCTGAAAGACAACATAGTGTAGATAGTTTCCAAGAAAATGATAAAGTCAAAGTATTTGTTGGTAATATTAAAGCTGCAGGGGTTGGTTTAACTTTAACTGCGGGTGAAGCGGTAATCATGAACGACCTATCATTTTTACCATCCGACCATGCTCAAGCGGAGGACAGAGCATATAGATACGGTCAAAAAAATAACGTGTTAGTTTATTACCCAATATTCGAAAATACAATCGAAGGAATTATCTATGACATATTAAATAATAAAAAACAAGTCATAGCAACCGTAATGGGGGATAACCTTAATTCATCTGATATGGCTGAAGAAATTTTGAAGAGAATAAACGAAATCAGAAAATAAACTGACTTTGTGTTATTTATAGTAAATTAAAGCCAACAATGAATAAAACAGAAGAAAAGATTCAACAACTCGAATTACAGATTATAGAACAAAAAGTGACGAGGGAAAAAGAGTTGTTAATCACTGAAATGAAAAAAATTGGAATAGAAAAATTACCCTATTCCTACTCCGCCCTCAAACAATTTATCGACCCCGAAACAATGGATTTCCATTACAACAAACATTACAAGGGGTATGTTGATAAATTAAACGACGCTCTCTCCAAGAAAAAATATGGAGATTTGGACTTAGAACAAATAATCAAAACAATAAGTCGATTTGATAAAACAATCAGAAACAACGCAGGTGGAGCATTCAACCACGCATTGTTTTGGAACATGTTAACACCTGAACCCAAAAGACTCAAAGGGGATTTACAGAAAAAAATACTTAAGGAGTTCGGTAGTTTTATTTTGTTTAAGAAAAGATTCGAAGAGATTGCCAAAGAAAGATTTGGGTCAGGATGGGTTTGGTTAGTTTTGACAGGTAGAAATAGTTTGAAAATTATGTCCACCCCAAACCAAGATAACCCTTTGATGAATATTATTGAAGGTGGAGGTTTTCCGTTATTAGGTTTGGATTTATGGGAACACGCATACTATCTAAAGTATAAAAACAAAAGAGATGAATATATTTCTAACTTTTGGAAAGTGGTGAATTGGGAATTTGTTTCCAAACTTTATGATATGAAAACAGAAACAAAACTTTTGGAATCTGTTGAAATGAAAAAAATTATCAAAGAATTCAAAGAACCAAAATTTTGTGATTCAAATGAAATTACTTTTTATAAGGAATTAATCAACAACCCTAAGATAAAAAAATTATATCAAGATGGTGTTACTGATGTTTTGAAAAAAGTATTTCATGAATATTGGGTGGAGAGTAATGAAAAAGAAATGTCAGGATTTTATGGGATTGAATCCGACAGTGCTAGATCTGTTTTGAATAACTTGAATACCAATTTCAATACTTTTTGTTTATTAACAAAAGCAATCAATAGACAGATAGAATCAATTAACAAGCCTAACAAAAAATTCGATTTTTCCATCAAAGAGAAACGAACAATTAGTGAGGTTAATAGACTTATTGCGGCATTAGATTATTTCAAAAAAGAAATTTTTACAAAAAACAACGAAGATTTTGTTAACATAATAAGTGTGTTGTTGAAACTTTGGGATAGAGGACAAAAATCTGAAGACAAAGTTCTTTCTAAAATAGAACAATATTTCGGTAAAGATTCTTCAGTTGAAAAGATAGGTGGACATGGCCAAAAGAGTGACGCATTCAAAGGAATTGATTTGATTGTCAATGTTGGTGGTAAAAAACACACTGCTCAAGTGAAACCTTTTTCTTCAATAAAAAAAGAAGGAGACAAAATCACAGTTTTAGATACAGGTAATGTTAAACCATATAACGTAGATTGGATGATATTTATAAACACAAAGTCTAATAAAATTCTAATTATCGAGAATAATCCGATTGAGAGTCGTGACCAATATGTTTTTAATACGTCATCTCTAATTCACGAAATAGATTAACAAAGATATTTATATTATATGTCAGCAATACCAGAACCAGAACGAAGTAGGATATACACTAGAATTAAACACCAATTAGGTGCTCCACTCAGAAGTGTTGAACTCGAAGACGAAATGTTGGATTCACTAATGGAATTAGCCATAGGGGATTATGAAGAATATATCCTCCAGTGGTTAATCGATTCACAGTGGGTTAATCTCGTAAACTTGAATATGAACGAAAGGTCGGTTGCCAGAGCGTTGGTAACTCGAACTATGGATTTTGAACAACAATTCAGTTATTCATATTCTAAAATTGTGGGTCTTCAAACTGAAGGTCCTTGGGTTCTAAAAAAAGATTATTTCATTTTAAGTGCTAATACACAAACTTATGAAATTCCTGCAGGACGAGAGGTCAACGAACTATTATGGTTTTCTAACCAAGCATGGACCGCATTTGGTTTAGGTGGACTTGGAGGATTTGGATTTGGTGGTATTGGATTAGGAGCCAATGAAGCGGGTTACGCTCAAATGGGTTATCAGGGGTCATACTTTATGATGTCAGGATTTGACTACTTGATTAGAATGCAAGAAGCTAACATCCTCAACAGAATTTTAGGAGGTTCATTAACTTATAGAATTACAGGTCTCCCTGATGGAAAAAAACTTATTCACTTATATAATACTCCTGGTGGAAAATTCAATTGGTCAAACTATAACCTTTACGTAGGTAAAGCGGTATGGTATTGGTATTACGATGTTGAACCAGATAGTAGAGCCGATTGTTTGAAAAACAATCCTGACATAATTAAACTTCCTACTGATGTACCTATTGAAGAATTAACTTGGACGGACATAAATGTACCAGGACAACAGTGGGTTAGAAGATGGTTTACCGCGTATTGTAAAGAAACTTTAGCAAGAGTAAGAGGAAAGTACAGTGGTAATCTGAAAACACCTGATAGTGAAATCACTATGGATTATCAAAGTTTGTTGACTGAAGCTAAGGACGAAAAAAGTAAATTAATCGAAGAATTAATTGGAGCAGAGGGTTGGTTGACAAGAATGAGACCTGAAAAAGTAATGGAGAGAGAGGCTTTAATCGCCGAGAATCTAAATAAACAAATGAAGTTTAGAGCAATGCCTCGACAAATATACGTAATTTAATTTTATGGCAATAGTAAAATCAATACCTTCAAAAAGAATAATTAAAGGAGAAGTTCTAACGGCTTCAGAAATTTCTGTAGTTTCAGAAACAACTTATAGAACTAACGGAGAAAGTTGTATTATTGTAAGAGGTGTTGCTCAATCAGTAATAATATTGGATTCAAAAAATACCGACCACGTTGTGGTTAAATCAATGACCAACCTCACCATACTTTCTGATGTCGGACTAATCGACGAAGAATATGATGAGGTTGTTGTTGATAAGTTTGCTTGTATTGAATTTAGATTTGTTGGTGGAAATTGGTATATCCTTTCTAGTGACGGACTTAAACAGTCATAAGTTTTTCCTCCCAACCTTCTTCAGCTAAGTCATACATATAATCAGGACTTAGACCTCTTTTTTCCCAATACTTGAGTTCCAATTCAGTAATATCCAACACGTCCTCTTGTAATCTATCTTGGTCGCCTTCAGATAATGGGTGTCCATTAATCAATTCACATTGAGACGTTGTGAAGATTCCCCTTTTCTCAGGGTCACTCACAATCAAACCGTTTCTTACTTCATCTTGGAATACAACCATTAACGGTTCAATTCTTTTGTTAAATGTTACTATTGCTCTTGGTACATTATAATCACCAGTAAGGGTTGGGTCATTACTCAAAATATCTTTATCCAACATATAACAATTAACAATTACACCATCAGTAATAAGTTTTGATTTAGGGTCATTCAATAGATTCAAAGCATTTGTATCTTTGATTTGTTTCACCGTCATTTTCTGAACGTCTCCTTGTGAAGCCTTAGTTCCATTGTTGACATACATAATAACATCTCCCAAGTTAACATTTAATCCATTTTGGATTGCAAGTTCCATATGTGCCATTCGGGACATACTATTACCTGACTTAGTTTTGGTTGTTAATCTTTTGTTGTATTCATCAATACTCAACTTCACTTTAGCACGTTGAGCGATTTTAGACAAAGGAATTTTTTTATCATAGATAATTTGAATATACTCGTAATAGTATTCAACGAATCCTTTCCCGTCCCCTTGTAATAACATTTTGATACCTTTATCCAAAAACTCTTCAATATAAATCGGAAGTTTTTTTGACTTGATACTGTTACCTGTAAGTTTGATTTTACCCTTTGCATCCATAACCGCATAATTCTTACGAGCCAAGTTGATACATGATGGCCAAACACCATCAGTATCCAAAGCCATTTCTCCTCTCATGAATATATCGTTATACTCCGCAACATCCGCCTCAGGTCCGAAATATTCTTTACCCAACTTAACCTTCCAATTCAAACCACGTCCAACATAAACTCGATTCTTAGCATCTTCAGGTGTTGAAAAGTTCACACCGTCAGTGTCCATTACCAACGGAACATATCCTTTCGTCATAAAAAACTTAATCATCTGACGAAGATATTGTCTTCCCGTACAAGTAATCTGTTCACCCATATACATGTCACCCCAAGCATAAACCTGAGGAGCGGATAACGCACCGAACATGGAGTTAATAAAGATTTTAATAGGTAATTGTTTGTTACCGTAAGACTCAGATTTTTTTCTGTCTGTTTCGTAGTATTGTTCCGCTAAGTTTTTGTATTTGATACGAGTATCACGGAACCACTTCAACATACCTTTCATCGCACCTGTTACGTCACAATCAGGAAATACGTCGTGTACCAACTGAATGGAGGGGTATAGAGACGAGAAGTCAAGCTTGAGTACGTTCTTACTATATCCTACCTTAAGTAGTCTTGAGAGACCTCCAACGAAGTCAGTTTTAGATTCTTTGGCAGGAATGGCAATGTTATGTTTATAAGACCATGCCATCATCAACATCTTCCACAAAGTTGCGGTACCCATAGTAGATACTCTCTCATAGGTAGTTGGAATCATCGCAGCAAGTAAGAATGAACCTTGATTGAATTCTTGGTCAACTTTCAAGGTTTCGTCCAAGTCATCGTCAAGATATCTTTCTACCAAATTGTCTCCCGTTACTTTGAGATAAACATCACTTCTACTCTCACAAATCTCATCTATCTTAGGGTCTTGTCCGACCTTACGGTAGTTTCCATTCTGTGTATTCAACCAAAACTCTTCTTTCTTAGTATAGAATGGTGCGATGTCCAAGTGGTCAATATACACTCGGTCTTCAGCTTCCGCATTAATATATTGGGTAATGTATTTCAAACCTGCGGATTTGATACTCGAATTGATTGCTTGTGCTCTACGAACTGCGTGAATAATATCAATAACATTATACCCCCAAATGGAAGTCTGAGTATATAACTCAACTTCGTTTGCAAGTTTCAACATACCTTCTTTTCTTGTGAATGAGTGGTCGGGGTGTAATGAACGACAAATCTTCTTTGGGTCAATTCCCAATATTTTACATCGTTCGAATATCCAATGCCAGTCGAAGTTTGCTGAATTGTATCCACCAATAATACTTGGTTTCAATTCATTAATAATACTGAAAAACTCTATGATAGCACCCCTCTCTTGAGATTCGTCAATACATTCAATTACTTTATGATATCCTTTGTTTGTTTTGATTCCAATCATGAATATACGACCGTCTTTTGGTTCCAATGCGGTCGTTTCCAAGTCAAATACCAATCGGGTAACTTGGTTATAATCTTCAAATCCTTTGAACAATCTTTTTTCTTTTGAAACAAGATATTGTTCAACAGGAGACAAAATAATTATTTTATCTTTTGTTCTCTCTCCCCACGGGTCGCATCCACCTTCTCTAAAAAATTGAACAAGTTCACGATAACCTTTCAGAGATTTAACCATGAAGGTCATACCTCTTTCTAATCTTTTATTACCGTGTGTATCAAGTTTTTCAATCATGATACCATGTTTGGTCATGGCTTCCTTCTGAGCGGCTTTTGAACCACCATAGAAGTTAATATCCCGTAAGTCACCAACCCATGCGAATGGAATAAATGTGTCCTTACGGATTTCTTTACCTTTACCAGGAATTTCTTTGATTTTGTAGATGGAGTTGGAAGCGTAGTCGAATTCGATTGCGACTATAAATTCTTCGGGATCGTTTCCGTGTAGGAACGATTCAATTTCTTGTTCTGTAAACATTGTCTATATACGAGTGGTTTATTGGCTTTCACACTAACGTGAAGTTTACCTTACTCATCATGTATAAATATAAAAAAAATTCGTGCCTTGTCAAATAGGAGACTATAAGAAAAGTTTTGGGCTATTTGAGTTTCCCTTAAATGTCCTCAAATAAGAACCATCTGTTG